GGTGAAATCATTGATAGTCTAAATACAGTTGCACCACCGACATAGTCCATACGAATTATAGAATTTTGTCTGAATACATAACTAATCTCTCCAGAAGTTATATGAGTAATTTGTCCACCAGAACCAGGTAAATCTTGACTATCTGATTGTTTAGTTCCAGCTTCCCAAGTTGCAATATCATTAATTCCAGACCATTGTATTTTATTTGCAGCTGTTAAATCATTACCAGTTACTAGAAAATCTCTAACCACTCCTGAAACTTTAAATGTTGGAACTGTACCTGATGTTTTAATAGCAGATAGATTTGCAAAAACACTTGAAGTACCCATTAAATAATATTGAGGTGCATCTATACCATTACTTGCAATTACATAATTTCCAAATTGAGTAAAAGTTATATAATCTGTAGAGCTACCAGTTAAAGGTGTTCCACCAATAAAATTTGTAGTTGTTAGTCTTACAGTATCTGTTGAAACATTAGTTAAATTTTCTCTACCAATAGTTGCTCTTGTTACTGTAACAACATTAGTTGATACTGTTGCTGTAAAATCAGCATGAGCATTAATAGCAGTTTTTAAATTTGTTGCTGTAGTATCGTTATTAGTTTCTACTTTAAATTGAGTACCAGATGCTGTTCCTGCTGTTGAAGTAAATACAATAGTTGAAGCATCATTTTTTGTTAAAGTAATTGTTTTACCAGCTGCAATATTTGCATAATCAGAAACTGTAATTGTACATGAAGCTTTAGCTGTAGATAGTAATAATCCACCTGCACCTAATTCAGAAAATGCTCCGCCAGTTAATTCATAAATAGTATCTTGTGTTGCTACAAAATTATAAACAGTATTAGTATTATCTCTAAAAGAACCAGCTCCTCTTGAATCTTTTGGTAGAGCATTAGTAGAATAATTAACTAGAGAGGGAAATCTTTTATAAGAATTTAAAGCATAGTAAACATTATTAGCTACATTAGCACCAGGATTATTATGTTCTGGTTGGTCAGGTAGCCATTCTCCAAAAGGTACTTGCATTAATATTCCTAACTATTGTTGTTTGTAGAAAATCTACTTATATCATTAAATGAACCTGCCACACTTACATCTGATCTTTGTTGTAAAGGTGCATTTCCATAAGAATCTTCTTTATCATTTCTGTCAAGTCTTTCCAAAGCTGTTTGATACATTTTTTCCCATTGACCTGCTTGATTAGGTTCAATACCACCTAAGAAATTAGAAGCATGATATAATGATCCATATAAATAAATAGCAGGATGATTTGTTAAAATATAATTTGAAGTATTAGAACTTGATAGAGGATCAAATTCTTTATAATGATTTATAATACCTGAATATGAAGATGATGGTACAGGAGCAAATCTTAAATTATCTCCTAATATTGTATAAGTAGAAGGCATTCCAGATGTTGATGTTCCTTTAATCTGATCCATTTGAGCTGGAGTAATATAGTTTAAAGGATATTTAACTCCACCTTCTAAAATATAAAAATCTCTTACTTGTAAAAATCCTGTTGGTAAAGCTACCAATTCAGAATCAACTGTAATTGAAGATTGAGTAATCATTTTTCTAACTCTTAATTTAGAATTAAAATCTTTTTCTGCTAAGACAATAAAATCTTCAGCTATCTCTGTTGTTAAATCTGATCTGTTTAACCAATTTGCAAGTGATGTTTTTAAATCTGAGTAAGTTGCTAATGCCATTATATATTACCTTCTGCTGTTTTAAAGTATTGAAACTCATTACTATTCAATTTTGTTTTTAATATTTTGTTCTGTACTTCAGGAGGAAGTGCAAACCAATTATTACTACCATTATACTCTTTTGCCCAGACACTTAAAGCTAAAGTTGGAATACTAGCAACTCTTTTTAAATCTCTTGATTTAGAATAACCATCATTTAAATTTAGTAGTTTTTTATTATGATCTAAGTGAGGAGTTATATCAACTTCTTCCTTAGTAATAATTTTACCTTCCATGTCATCTTGCATGTAAGTAGTTTTTTGTAATCCATCTAATACTGTATCTTTTCTCATCTGCCTTGACCTTTATATCTATTCTGACTTTTTTGCCTACACTCAGATTTATTCTGAGATTTTTTATGGCAACCTGGTCGTTTTTTATTCTGATCTCTTTTTACATAATATGTAAAATTTTGTTTAGCCATTAGCCAGACATTTCAGTAATAGAAATTTCAGCAGTACCAATAAAAGCTACTTTCTCACCTGGTGAAACTTTAAAAATTTCAGGTTGGTCAGCAGGTATAAAGATAGTTGAAGAATTAGCAGTTGCAACAGCAGTTGGGTTTGCACCAAATAAAATATATACGTCAGCAGTTGATGCTATTCTTACATATTCAGTTTGTGTTCCAAATGCAGCAGATTGTGCTGATGTTCCACCACTTGTTTTACCTTGATGTGTAGTAGGTCTTAGTCCGTAATTAAAACTCATTTTTTTTCTCCATTAGTTAGTAAGGGGGAATTACCGCTAGGCAAGATCCCCCAAATATTGTTATATACTATTATCTTCTAATTACGAAAGTAATTTCCATTTTAGAAGCATTTGATGATCCACCATTAGTAATACATTCAATAGCTCCATCTTCTTCAACTCTATTAAGAGCAGTAGGTTCAGCAGTTGCTATTCTACCAGCTGATCCTGAAGCTGTATGACTTATTGCTCCACCAGTTACTGCTATACCACCAATTTCAAAAGAAATAGCTGCTGTGCCAGTTGTAACTGCTTTGTTATGTGTAATAATTTTTACAATTCTTCCACCATCAGGAACACAAACAAAAGTTTGTGATGCTGTTGATACGTCTGGAATTGCAGATGTTATAAAGTAGTCGTTTAATGTTCTCATTTTTTTTCTCCGTTAGTTGTTCCGTCTATAACCTTTTTAAGACTTCAACATTTTGTTTAATTGAATGGGGTGCATTTTTTTAGGTTACACCCCAAGCAAATCTATTTATTATGAAGTAGTTAAATCTGTGATTAAACCACTTGCTTTTTCATTTCTTGACTCAAGAGTGTATTCAGCAACCATAAATCTCTGATCTGCATCAGCGTCTTGTGCAGGAGTTTGTAGTGAGAAATCTCTTAAGAAAGAACATGCCCAGTATTCCATATCTAAAATAAGTGCATCTTGACCTATTTTAGCAGAAGTACCATTAGCACCTCTAATGAATCTATTTGGAGAAACTTGCATAGTTCCAAAGTCTGACTCATATACATCAATAGAAGTAATTAATCTTCTATCTTCTGCAGCGTCAAATCTAGTAGAACCACCAGTAAATCCAGATAGTTTTTGTTTGTTAAAAGCATTAACCATAATCATGTTAGGGTTTCCGCCTTCATTGTAACAAGATACTAGAACACCTTTTAATTGTGCTTCAGTAAATGCTCTTTGAGTACCATCTGTTCTGATTGCACCATTACCAGCACCTGAACCACCTGCACCAGCGTCAACATTAGTTTCAAACCAAGTTTGAGCTCCTCCAAGTTTTCTAGCTGTAGTAGCGTCACCTGCTGCTTTAGCGATATTAGTTAAAAGAGCTACTTCCATATCTCTTTTTAACTCTTTAGCACTTTTTGCTACTTGGTAAGCTAACTCATTATTTCTTCCAGCGGCAGTTACAGAATCTTGAGTTCCTGAAACTTTAATTCCTTTAGTAGAAATTTGAGTGTAGTTAGTTTCTTTAACTGATGGTGTTAGAGTTGCATAACTTATAGCAGCTCCTTCAACAGCAGCATTTGCAGCAACGTCAGCTAGTGCGTCAGTTTGCCATTCATGTAGTGTGTTTGTTGCTTTTGTTTTAGCAATCCCAGACATAAAGGGTGTTTCAGTTGGACTAATTGAATATATAATATCAACTAGATCTTCTCTGTTTCCTATAGCTTGGTATGTTTGATATGTAGCCATTTTATTTTCTCCGTTAGGTTATTGTTTATAGATAACGCATCAATAAATCGGTAGCATCTTTTGTGCTTCCTGATTTCTTCAACGTCTTAATCTGATTCAACCTAGTTTGACTATTTATATCTTCTTTAGTAGTTTTAACGCCTGACCTAACAAATTTAGATGGTTTAACTTTTTTACTTACTAAATTGGGTTTATTCGCTTTAGCTTTCATTCCATCCATGATGACATCAAACATTCTTGAATCATAAATTCTTGAAACATCCTCATTTGAGAATCCTTTAGAACTTAAATAACCCATAATATCTGACTTAACTGCATTACCCTTCATAGGATCAGCAAGTACAGGATGTTTTAAGTGAAGTTTTCTTTGTTCACCTTTTAACACTTCCTGAAATTGAGCATTTTGGTGTTCTCTCAATTTTTGCTGTGCTTGTTGAATTGATTGTTTTCGTTTATTAATTTTACGATCAACTCTAGCAGCCTCAGTTGGATCTTCATCCCAAAGAGCATCAAGCTCCTTAGAATTTACATCATTGTTAATCTCAGCATTTAAAGTAACCACTAATGAATTTAAATCGTCCATCTTGGTCGAATACTGATTCTTCAAACGATCTTCTTCAGATTTAAGCTCTCTTTTTTCGATTGCTATCTCCTCAGTTTTTCGTCTGTAGTCGGCATCTTTTTGATAACCTGCTTTTAATTCGTCAAGGTCAACATCAATCTTTTCACCATTAACTGTAACTTGGTGTAGATCGGTTTCTTGTTCTTCAATTGCATTTTCATCTTGTGATGCTTGTTCTTCTTCAGCAACTTCTTGAGTTTCCTCAACTTGAGCTTCTGGTTTTTGCTCAACCTCAGATTCTACTTCTGTAGTTTCTTTTGGTTCAACTGGTGTTGCTTCTTTTGTAGATTTGTTGATAACTCCATTAGAGTCCATCAAACCTTCAATAGTTTTAGCCGCACCTTGTACTGACTCATTGTTCAGTAAGGGGTTTCCGTCAGACATTTAAGTCCTCCTATTGTTAAGCTGTCTTTCGACTTGGCTTATTCTAACCTTAGTGGTTAAAATTTTGTATTATTCTGTTGCTGTCTGAAATCTTCCAACTGTTTAGATGCAAGTTTTCCAGTTTCAACTATTGTATGTAAGTGTTGTTCCACTTTACCTACAACATTATAAGCGATCCAAAGTTTTTCTCTGGTTTCACTTTCATCAGCACCTGTTTTTTCAAGAAGTGCTTCAGAATAAATTTTTTTAAGAGTTTCCATGCTCTCTTGAAAAAGTTTACTCCCCAGTATTTGTTTCGCTTCGTTGGATCGGCTCACTTCCACCGACCTGTTCGTCTGGTCTTGCGTTTCCATTTAGTCCTTTTACTTGTTGTTGAAACATATTAGTCGATTTTTGTGCTTGGTCAAGTATTTTACTCTGTTCAGAGAAAACCATTTTTTCCATTTCGGCATCAGCTTTAATTTTTGCACTATCTAATTGGGTATTGTATTTTAAAGACATTTCTTTCATTTTAGATTCAAAATCTAACATTAATTTTTTATTGTCTTGCTCTAACTCTTTGTATTTAATTTCAATATCTGCCATTTTTCTTTTATTCTCAGCATCAATTCTAGTAAATTCTATTTTCTCAATTGGAGATGGTGGTGGTGGTTGAGGAGGTGGCATCATTTTTTTACCAACATCAGGATTAACAAAGTAAGTATCTACATTTTTAAGTCCAGCATTTTCAACCATTTTAGTCAAAGTGTTATACATATTTTTAAGACTAACCATTGGTAATTCTCTACCGCCTTGTAATTGGAAAGCTTGGATCTGTCTTTCTAAAATAGAATTTAACATTATAGTTTGTTGTTCTTTAGAACCAGTTCCTAATCCTACAACGATTGATATATTAAATCTATCTCTCCACTCAGTAGGTCTAACTGGAATGTATTGGTTACTCATCATAATAATTTTTTCTTTATCTTGATACTTAACCATTAGTTCAAATATTTTTTTAAATAATTCTTTAACACCTGTTTCTGCAAAGACTCTAGCAATCAATTCTGATCTCATTTGAGTTTGCGTCATTAAAGCATTTACACCAGTTGCAGTTTTAGCATTTAATGTATCAGGACTTAAACCTTGAGCTTCTTTTGAAACACCAGTTCTACCTTCTCTAACTGAATCTAAATAACTTAATAAAGGAAAAGCTTGTTGTGAAATTGGTTGAGCTTGTAGCGGTTGTAAAACTTGATTCGGTGGTTGTTTAGTTCTAACGATTCCACCAGGTCTAGTCGTAAGTAGGTCATCCATATTAACCATACCATCCATGATCGCAACTCTGTTATTATTTGTTAAATACATATTGTCTAACAACTGTCGCATCACAGTAGATTTCATTAACTGAACATCTTCAACTAATTCTGAAATTGATCTTCCATAAAATCTGTGTGGCATAGGAATAGGAGTTACTGTAACGAAGGGAATATTATCACAAGGCATATTAGATAATATGTGAGAACCATCACTACCTGCTGCAACAACTTTTCTTAACTCTGCAATACCATCACCATCATAATCGTATTTTATATAACATTCATAAATTAAAACTTTTTCTGTTGAGCTATCCGTTGGAGTAGAAACATTATATTCATCTATATCTCTCATCCTTACAATTTCTTCATTATTGTAAATATCTAAATCTGATTTTGGTAATTCATCAACTTCATCTTGAGAGTAACCCATTGAAACTAAATCTGATCTTGTCATTAAAACTTTATGAGCTACAAAATCGGCATCATCAATCGTCTTAGCATTTCTCTCAATTAAAAATTCTTCTGGCGGAACACTTTCGATTTTTACTTTTCCTGTTTTTTTAATTCTTTTAATTTTGCAATTATATAAATTAAAATTAGGAACTTGGATTTGACTTACATCCACACCTTGTGCTTCGTACTGAGCTAAGGTTGCTTCGAATTGTTCTTTAGCATCTTCATCTTCAAATACTTCTTCGTCAACAATTTCTATTTCATCTTTAGTATCTTGCAAAGCCTCTTTCTCAACTGGTGATAAATTTTCGTAAGTTTCGTAATCAACTTTTTCAGAGTCGTCCCAGTAGATTTTTAGGAAGCCATTTTTTTCTATTAGAGCATCTTTAAAAAAATTATATAATAATTGGAAGCCATTATTTTCTTTATAGAAAACATGATTTAAATAAGCTGTCGCTTGGTCAGCCATAGGTACATCTTCGGCAGTCATAGGTTCGCAACGAACAACATTATCTGAAGCTGTGAATACTCTTAATAAATTTGGTAATAGACTTTCGATTGTATCAGATACATCTGTGCTAACGACTTGTGAACGACCATCTATTTCTGTTCCAAGTTTATCGCCTAGATAATATTCTAAAGATTTTCTTCTTTGATCTGAAAGCTGTCCACCTAAATAGCCTAAACCATTTGTTATCTGGTTTCCTATTATGGTTTGTAGTTCTAAGTCTGAATTTTCTTTTTGGTCTTTATTTTTTTTTGCCATATTAAACTATATAATTTGTATCTATTCTTATTGGCTTTTTCCAATCCGATCTTTCTATGGGTTCTGTTACAGCTCCATATCTTATCGAATCACAAAAGTGAGATGCCCAATTGTGCAGAGGTTTATTTCTGAAGCAATTATTTTTTTCATCCCAACGCTTACAATAAGACTTTAACGCTTCTACAAGCTTATTGCAATTGTTTTTATGAAAGTAGCATTTCGGCAACATTCTTCTTACTTGTTCAATACCGTCTTCTACACTAAGTTTGGGTGCTATGTCAAATTCTAGTCCTAGTTCTTTTGCTGTTTCCCACCTAGATTTATTAGTGCCGATCTCTCTTACCCTAATATCATGGGGAGCTATATGCTTTGAATACTTGTAAGGTTTGCTATCTACAATATTAATATAATGCTCTAAGCCTTCACCTGAGTTTTCGTAGCAATCAATAATTCTAATTTCGCCGCTAGTTCTTCGTTGAGCAAAGGTAATTACAGTAGAATCATTCATGCCTAAATCCCACCA